AAAAGATATTAGCACAATGGTCTATACTATTCATTCATGGTTCAGGTGGGGGTAAACCAGAAAGAATGATGGAACAAATGAAACATAATGCTTACTATGACGTATTCCTATGTGGGCATTTACATCAAAAGAGGTATCAACCTGAATTAGTATATGATTTTGATTGGGAAAGTGGAAAAACTTGGGAAAGAGACATTCATTTAGGTAATACAGGCACGTTTTGTAAGACTTTAATAGAAAATACAGATGGTTATATGGATAGAAAGAATGAGGTTATAGGTTCACAGATAGGTACATTAACATTATCATTTAATGCTGAGGAGGCAACTATAAATGGTCATATCTAGACCTATAAGAAGAAGAAAAAATACTACTAAAAATATAGTATTAATAGAACCATCTAGAAAAATATCAACCCATGATAGAATTATAAATATTTTAAAAGAGTATAAAAAGGGATTGCCTTTAGTTGAAATACAATATAAAACTCAGGTATTAAGTATGGGTAACTTACATCATACAATCCAATTCATGGTAAGAGCAGGAGAGATAGATAAAGAGACATGTCCTCATTGCAGCAGTACAGAACTATATAAATTGCACATATAACTCTTGTATAATTAGACAAGTTATGGTCAAACTAAAAAATCATTACTATCTATGGATAAAGCAACACACATGGTTCAAAAACTAGAAAATCAAGGAATTAAAACTTGGTTAGAGTCAGAACAAATAACTGTTTAAACAACACATACCTTTTTTATTTTTTTATCTCGATTATTTGTTAATAACTTAATTAACTTTTTTATGCCTAATTTTTTTTATAACGTTGTTATATTTGTTACTAAATTGTTAATTAACTTATTAGCTTTTTTTTCTCTGTATGTATCTTTTACATAATTAATAGTAAGACATATATATCCTCATAATAATAATATTATTATAATGAACTTTAAGAAGACAACTACAATATCAATCAGTAATAAAACCAAATCAATCTTTGAAGCATTAGAAGATGTTAGACCAAAACATATATCTTTTAGTTTATTCTTAGCTATGGCAGTTGAAGAATATGTTACTAATCATGGTAAGAAAGTAACTAATGCAAAATATCCTAGAATAATGGATAGAATGGATGTTTGGAATGAATGTATTGAAGACTTGACAAATGATAGTTTGATTAATTTCAATGAACGTCTATCACAACTCAACAATAAAATAAGAAAGGAGATTAACAAAAGATTATGACAGAATATACTGAATCAGCAAAGATAGATATTTTGAAACAAGCATTGATTGACAACAGATATACTGATGTGATAGATTCAATGCGACCTGATTCAACAATTTCAATCAATCCATCACAAGATGGTTTTATTGATATTTTTATTGATAGTACAAATGATTTTATGTCATTATTATTTGAAGCAATTTGTAGAGTAAAGGCACAAAAAGATACTAATTTAGAATTAATAAGAGTATCATTTGCCAATGTTAAGATAGATTTGATAGGTGAATTATTAATGAATATGCATGATATTACTACTAAAAATGAGAATTGTACTGTTACTTTTGAATGTCAGGTATTAGCAACTGATTCTCCAAAGTCTTACATTAAAGAGGCTACATTTGAATGTGCTATTTGTAACAGATCATATGAAGCAAAATGTGACTTAGATAGAAAGATTATTGCTCCATTATGTAGTAATACACAATGTAAACATGTTAAAACAATGATAAGAACTGATATGATGGTTACTGATGATGTACAAACCATATTAATGCAAGAGCCTATGGACAAGTCTAGAAATAGTTCTCCTATCATATTTATAGGTAAACTGGTAGGTAATTTGGTAAGAACTTCCTATGTAGGACAGAAAAAACAGATTACAGGCTTATTTAGAAGTGATATAGACCTTAAAAAGAACGAACATGACATATTCATAGATATATTATCTGTCAAAGATTTGAACGATGTAACCCCATTACTTCCAAATCAAGAAGAAAAAACTAAACTAATTAATGATTCAAAACAAGGTGAATTTATTGATAATGTGGTAGGTTCATTTGCTCCAATGATTTTTGGTTATAAAGATATAAAATTATCAATATTATTACAGTTGGTAGGTGGTGTAAAAACCAAGAAAAGAGGTGATATTAATATGTTTTTGATAGGTGATCCAAGTATGGCAAAGTCAGAACTATTGAAATTTGCTAGTGGGTTAGTTCAAAAATCAATATACACAAGTGGTAGAGGTTCTTCAGCAGCAGGTCTTACAATAGGAATTGTTAGAATGGCAGATGGAAGAAGTATTGCACAAGCAGGAGTATTACCAATGTGTGATGGTGGACTAGCATGTATAGATGAGTTTGATAAAATGAATGTAGATGATAGAAGTGCTATGCATGAGGCTATGGAACAACAAACAGTATCAATAGCCAAAGCAGGTATTTCTATGACATTACCAAGTAGAACAAGTGTATTGGCAGCAGCCAATCCAAAATATGGTATGTATGATAATGATAATTCATTAAAAGATAATATCAATATACCAACACCGTTGTTATCAAGATTTGATTTGATATGGCTTATTCAAGATAAAATACATATGACTTCTGACAGATTAAAAGCAAATCATATTTTAGATTCATTTGATAATGATATGACTGATGACTGTTATTTAACAGAAGAATTAATGATTAAATATATTAATTTTGCAAAGTCCTTTACACCAAAATTAACATCAGCAGCAAAGAAAACACTGTTAGATATTTATGAAGCCATGAGAAAAGCATCTGCAAAAAGTGAAATGCCTGTTGGTACTAGACAGTTAGAAGCAACAGTTAGATTATCAATGGCTTATGCAAAACTACATTTTAGAGATGAGGTAACTAGTGATGATATTTGTAAGATTAAATACTTGATAGAAAAAACATATGAGTCATTTGGAAGTAGCATTAGTGGTGGTGGTGTTCAATCACAAATATTTCAAGATAATAAAACAACCAAGGAACATGAGATACTTATAATATGGAATACCTGTAAGAACTTAGAGGGAAAAGTAAAACTTAGAGATTTTGAAAAAGCATTGGTTGAGAATGGTATGAGTAAAGAGAAGGTAGAATCAACTATATCAAAATGGGAAAACAATAACGCTATCAAATTAAATAGTGATGGTACTTATACTAGAATTTAGAAACACTAATATTGTAGTAAATATTATGATAACTTGTGATGGTTATAGATGATGATGAAAATGAATCAGTAGAAACATTGGAAGAAACTCAAACTCCTATACAGAATGAAACGGAGATATCAATCGCTGATCTTGAACTCGGAGTAGATCAGCTTAAAGGTGTTGGTGCTGTGACCCAGAAAAAATTGCAAACATTCGGAGTAACGTCACTTATTGATTTATGTATTAGAGGTGCTCAAGAGATTAAAGAAATTACAGGTGTAGCAAAACCAACTTGTGATAATTGGGTATTTCAATCACAGAAATTATTAGAAGATAATAATATGATTAGAAGATCAGATATGAGTACTGTTGATTTATGGGAGTATCAGAAATCATACCCAGTAATTGCTACAAAATGTATAGAGGTTGATAATTTAATTGATGGTGGTGTAAGACCAGAAGCCACTTATGAGGTATATGGAGAGTTTGGGGCTGGTAAAACTCAGTTTTGTAACTCACTTGCAGTAGAATCAATACATGATGGTAACAATGTTATATGGATAGACTACAGAATAGCAGGGATATTAAAAGCAAGAGAATATGCAGAGAATGATGAAGAATGTATAGAGTATCTTAATAGAATTACCTACCTTTATTGTCCAAATACAGAACAACTAATGGGAACTATCAATGGACTTAGTAAAATATTAGATGCTAAGAAACCTAAACTTGTAATATTAGATGGAGCAATAGGACAGTTCAGGGAAGAATATTTAGGTAGAGGAACTTTAGCAGAGAGACAAATGCAGATAGCAAGATTAATGAGTCATATCAAAATCAGGTACAAAGTGATCCAAGCATGATGTTTGGTGATCCAATTAAACCTATAGGTGGTAATATTGTTGCTCATGCAAGTGGTTATAGATTATATTTTAAGAAATCAGGTAAAAAAAGATTAGCAAGAATGATAGATTCTCCTGAACACGCTATGGCAGATGCAGAATACATACTAACTGCTAAAGGCATAGATAATGTCGAATAAGAAAGAAGAATCTGACAAGCTAAAAAGAAAGATAGCTGCAAAAAAACAGTTTGATTTGAAATGTAAGGTATGTCATAAGAAATTTGGTAAACATTTTACATTTCATCATAAAAAATACTTGATAAGTGATAAGATTTATAGTGATTTTAAGACAACATATGATTATAATCTCTATGTTTTACCAATAATAGACAAAGATCCCAATAGGTTTGTATTATTATGTAAAGGTCATCATACTCTAGTAGAGAAACTTAAACGATTTAAATTAGATAAGTTAGAAAGATTATTCAAAGTTGTGAAGGAGAGTAAATAATGGAGATAATAGGACAGGGAGAAGTGGCTGCATTAGAGATAATTAAGGATATGTTTGGTAATAGTTGTGAATATATTACTCAAGTCAAATTATCTGATATGGTTACTACTGAATATCTTGAGACATTAAGTGATAGACAGTTAAAAGAAACAATAGATATTGTAGTACTTACAGGATTTCATTATTTAGCAATAAGAATACAAGATAAACATCATACTAGTGCAAGAATGGCTACTATAGATAATATACAAAAACTCATGTTAGAATGGAATGGGTGGAAAGTTATAGA